TAATTCTTTGTCTGTAATCTTTTCCATTTTAATAAATTTAAGTTATAATTAATTTATACAAAGATAGTAAAACTTATTTACTTATTATCCTTACTACTTCCCCCAAAAAAGAAGTCTACAATTGTATTAACCTTGGCACTCATCGCACCAAACACTGTGGATATAAAACCTATCTCATACTCAGACAGTACAACGTCATGCATCACAAAGTATTTAAACATAACATAAGACAACCCAAAGTATGCAGTAGTAAACAATGCTGCTAATATCTTTTGTATTAACGCATCACTTTTATATAACGACCTAGCATCCTTTCTATCCTCAACTTCCTTATTAAAGGCCTCACGCTCTGCCTCTAGCAGAATACGTTTAAGCTCTATCTTGAGTTCCTTTCGTTCCTCGTCTGTTGTTATAATCTCATCGAGTATACCCTCAGCGTTGTCAAAAATCTTTCCGAATATATTTCCTATTACCCCCTTTAACATATCTTATTTATTTTTATTCTTTCTAATGCTACCGTCTTTATTATATGTAATTTTTCTCTTAACCTTAGGGTCCTTTATAATCTTAAAGTTTTTTCTTATAATATTTTTTTCAGACTTTTTAGTTCCGTCCTTACGTTTTTTTACCACATATTTTGAAGTCCATCTTGTACGTGGACTATCCCCGTCTTTATAGTTAACACTTGTCTCTTTGAATTTTTGAATGCCAAGCTTAGGTCTATAAGTTCCTACTTGTTTTATTCGTCCATACTTTGTTTTACTAGGTATTATGTTGCCAGCATCATCCTCTTGTTTATATACCTTCCGAAATCCTTTTCTTTTTTTATATTTTTTCTTTGGTTTTAACATATCTTAATATTTACCTCGTTTACTTGAAGGTGAACTCTTAGTGGAGCCACCCTTTCCTGCCCATAGCTTCTTACAAGACCAGTACCTAGCACTCATCTTAGACTTTGCTGTGCCACACTTGTGTCGTGCCTTAAAAGATTTACGTGCAGCTGGAGAGTAGTTATGTCCATAGCCCTTTGCACCGAAGTGTATAAGTTTTTCACTTCCACCCTCGCATGCCTTAACCATCTTCTTCTTACCCGCCCTGTCAGAACGCATAACCTTATTACAAGACATCTTAGACTTAGTAGCCATTACTTTTTCTTTTTAGGCTTGGTGTGGTTATAACCTTTCTTCTTAAGGGCCAGGTGGTCCTTCATAGTCTTAGCAACCTTTAAGGTTCCAGACTTACTATACATGTTGTGTACTTTAAATTTAGTAGCCATATCTATACTCCTTTTACATTTTTAACAAACTGTTTTCCTTTACTACCCTCTCTCTTTTTCTTTCTAGCGGTAGCGGATAGTTTTCTTTTACTTAAAGCTTTAGCCTTAGCTAATGGTAGGCATCTGTCTGGATTCTTTTTATTCTTACTGGTACCACACGCCCCCTTAATAGAACCGTCCGTACCAATACGAACCCATTTTTCATCCCTCCATTTCTTTAGCTCACCCATTACTTCTTACTCTTCTTACCGTAGTTAGGGTCCTTACAGTACTTACTTGCCGCCATGTTAGCATAAGCAGAAGGGTACTTGTCGAAAGTTCTTTTAGCCCAGGCAATACCTGCTGGACAAATCTTATTCCCCTTTGTTCTTCCCTTACTTGCCATACCCTATAGTTTTAAGTCCTCTTGTTTTATTAGGGTGTAGGTAAATGAATTACTCCACTCCTCCCTTGCCTTGTTACAGATAGTCATGAACTCATTAAAGTCCTCCACCTTCTTAAACACCTGACACCCTGCAGACCACTTGTCTACACTTGTGCTTTCACTGTAAGGATTACTCCTGTGTATGTTTATACCAAAGTACCCCCACTGTTTTGTAGCGTCATCGAAGTTAAGTATCTGGTCCTTTGTGTCGTCCCTGTACACCTCAACCTCACCGTTTCGTTGACATAGTGCGTAGTATTTATTCCTGTGCTTATCAATCTTATATACACCCCTGTACTGGTTAGGTACTAACAGGGCACAACCCTTAGCGTTTAAAGGATTCTCAAGCCAGTATGTTCCAGCGTCTGTTGTTATCTGCCACTCCTTAAGCACCCACTGGTCCTTAACCTTATATGCACATATCATTGTGTCATCAAAAGAATTGGCTACTGGGTTAGGGTTCCTTACCCCTATAATATTTACGTTGTAGTTACCCTTAGTGAAGAATGAGTACCCCATCCCCTCAATAACACCCTGTAAGTATTCTACGCTCATTTTGTTCTTAAGGTTATGTATCATGGTGTATACTTATGAGCCACACCCTACACAGTCTATATGACTGTCCATTGGCTTCACTCCATTTATCTTCATCTTAATGTTATGGATATCATTTGCTAAGTCTAGCTTATCATTAAAGTCTTCCGTATCTAAGTACTTCTCCTCCAACGAGAACAACTCGTCCTTTAGTTTATCCATTACTTTTTTATTTTTAAAAACTTGTATGCTGTATAGGTTATTGCTAGTATAAGTGATATGGTCTGAAGAAACTCATTACACTGTGTTAAAGTTAATCCCAAGGCTCCTCCATTAGCAGCCAGTACTTCTACTGTATCCTTCAATTCTCTTGTCATTTTAAATATTATTGGAATGGGTAGTTACGTAAACTACTTCTCCTGTTGATGTTGCTGTCTGAGTCCAATTCATAACAGTAAAGTTAATAAATTATATTAACTATTATTCAGTAATCCAGCCGTTAGAAATGTCCCCTAGGTAGTTAAGCATTTCACTATGCGTATACTTTTGTGGGGCTTCTGCAATCACAGGAACTGCGTCTGCAGGAAATGATATTATAAAGGCTGTTCCCGCTAGGTTATTCCTAACTGTACTAGCAGAGTCCTGCATTACCTCCCTGTAGTTAACAACATTTAACTCTCTTATGTCTAGTATGCAGTATATCATGTTGGGACGTTTGTTGTTATGTTAGCTGATGACATGTTTGTCATCGTCATGCTAATACCTCCGATAGTGTCTGTTATTGTAGGGTACACACCTGGTCCTTCAGGATCACCCATCCTAAACCAGTTTACTAATTTAGCTGACTGAGTAGACTTAGATAGGTCTGTAGGTGCACCGCTATTGTATAGATCTAAAAGTTCAGCCTCAGTTAATGCTGTGTTCCATATAGAAATTTCATCCATGTTT